AAGATCTGTTAAAAATACTGCTGGAAGAGCAAACTAAAATAGTTTTTATTGCTGGTCCAGCAGGAACATCAAAAACTTTTATGGCCGTTTATGCGGCCTTAAACCTAATCAACCACAATGAAAAAGATATCGTATATATTAGAACTATCGCAGAAAGCGCTGACAAATCTATTGGATCGCTGCCGGGCTCTGTGGCAGAAAAGTTCCAGCCGTATCTGCTCCCTCTGGAAGACAAAGTTCAAGAAATAATTGATCCTGTTGACGCTAATAGGTTAAGAGACGAGGGCAGAATTTCTGCTACTCCAATTAACTTTTTGCGTGGCAGCACGTTAAGCGACAAGATTATAATCGCAGATGAGGTCCAGAACTTCAGCGCCAAAGAGATCACTACCCTTATTACCAGAATTGGCGAGGGGTCAAAGATATTTCTATGCGGAGACTTTATGCAGCCAGATATCAAAACCCAAAACGGATTTCTCGACTTTTATAATCTATTTTCAGACGAAGATTCGCAAAAGAATGGAATTTACACTTTTGAGTTCACAGAAGAGGACATTAAAAGAAGCGCAATCTTGAAATTTATTATCAAGAAAATCAACTCAAAAGGTGTAAAGACAGGTAGATAAAGATGAAAATGGAGCGCGTCAATATCTGGGCCAATGCAATAAAGGTTTTTGGTGGGATCTTGATCGCTTCTGTTTTATTTTATCTGAATGCTACTTATGTAAAAAAGGAAGACTTTTTGCCAGTTGCTAGAGAAATTAAAGTGCAGGCCGAGCAAATGGCTTACGTAAATAATGAGGTAAAAAGCATTTCAAGACGTTTATCTAAGATCGTTGACGATGACGGAGCCCCAGTTAATACTGATAAGATGGTTGAAATACAAAGAGATATAACTAAAATATTAACAAAGCTGGAAAATCTCAACGACAAAGTCAACGACTTAGATAAAAAGAAATAAAATGGCCTTAATGTTCTGTAGTAATTGCGGAAGTAAGCATGAATATGCTGGGTTTGCCCCAAACTTCTGCTCCAAATGTGGAAGCTCAATGGGGAGTAAAGTTTCGCAAAGCGTCGCAAAAAAGCAGCCTCAAGCTAGAGCGGTAGAAACGGAACAAGATGAAGATGACGAGCATTCCAATGTTGAGGAGGTTCCTCAGTTGGACAAGCTTGATTTGGAAGTAGAAATTGAAGGAAGTTTTAGGGCTTTTAATCTAGAAGACTTGACTCGCAACCCTCAGAATGCCTCAGTCAAGAAATTTGCGTCTAAAAGAGTAAGTGGGATAGAAAGCTTGTCACCCACTAAATATGGAAAAACCAAAGCTGAGGCGCAAGATTAGATACGAAGACAAGCAGGACGTAATAGATAGAATAATTGAAAAACATAGATATATCTGGCAATTAAAAGCAATTGCTTGGATGGATTATGATGATGTTGCTCAGATTATTCGTTTTCATATTTCCAAGAAATGGAAGATGTGGAAGCAGGATCGCCCTCTTGAGCCTTGGATCTCAAGAATAACGGTCAATCAGATCAAGAATTTATTGCGGAATAATTATTCCAATTATGTGCGCCCTTGTTTGGCGTGCAAATACAACCAAGGTAATGAGCCGCCAGCTTGCTCAATAACTCCTAGTGGCCTCCAGTGCTCTGAGTGCCCAATGTATTCAAAGTGGGAAAAGACAAAGAAGAGTGCTTATGATGTGAAGCTCGCCGTCTCCACAGAAAATCACTCTGAGACAGTTCAGGGAATGCGCGATTTGAATTTTGATGTTTTAGGCAGCGCACAAAAGCTTCACGAAGAAATGAAGCATCGTTTAGCGCCCAAGCAATATAAAGTATATTCTAGATTATATATCGACGGCGCAGATGAAGAAAAAGTCGCAGCAGAGATGGGCTACAAAACAAACGAAAAGGGTAAAAAGGCAGGATACAAACAAATCAAAAATCTTAAAAAGCTATTTCGCTCAGTGGCAATTAAGATATTACAAAGCGAGGATATTTTAGGTGGCTACCAATAAAAACCAAATAACATTTACTGACGAAGAGGGTCAGAGAATCAAGGAGCTTGCCCAGCAATTCCCTGATTTAAACACCATCACGCGCAAATTCTTTAATGATGAAGCATTAGACGGGAGAACAAAGCAGGGCGTTGCTATTAGATCCTTTTTGGGTTCAAATAAAATTGAATATAAGACATCAAAGTACGAAAAAGTTGGAGACTTGCCTCTTACCAAGCAGCAACAGGAGTTTATAGAGGACCAAGCCAGAGACGGCGTGTCTTCACTAAAAATCGCAGAACTTCTTTACCCCGGAAAGTCAATTGCGGCAATGGGGTCTGAACATAGAACGGTAAGCAACTACATTAAAATCTCTGGCTGCGAAAACAACTCTGAATCAGATAATGCGGCTTTTGTAAGATATCAAGTGCCTCGTTCAGCAGAGCGTATTATCAATAAGATTAATGATGCAACTGGAGAGAAGCTGGACAAGGAACGGCTAACAAGGCATCACAAAATATGCATGGACAAACTGTCCATCAATTTGGCGAACTCTAGATTTCAGAAGATTATAAACTGCTACACTTCTCACGAAGATCGTAATATTTTCGAGCAAGAGTTTATCAGAATGACTTGGGACAAGCCAGACCTGACTGCTGATGAGGTCAACTTGTACATGAACGTTTGCAAAGAAATCATTAATCTTGAAACTACGTCCAGACACTTGGACAAGCTGAACAAGATGTTTGAGGAAACTCAAGAGCAGAATGAGATGAGCATTCGCTTGGCTGAAATTATCAAAGCCAAGAGCAGCGAGTATCACCAGTGCGAAGGTCGCGTAGAAAGTTTGATCAAAAAGTTACAGGGCGATAGACGCGAAAGGATCTCCTCAAGACAAAGAGAAAATGCGTCGATCCTTTCTATTGTTCAGTTGTTTCAAGATGAAGAAGAGCGCGCTAATATGATTAAAATTGCTGAAATGCAAAAATCGCTAGTAATGGATGAGGCGCAAAAGATGGAATCTATGGTGGAATGGAAAGCTCGCATCATGGGAATATCATTAAATGATGCAGTCTAAGTGCCTAGAATGTAATAACATCTTCAAAAGTGAAAGGGCTTTGCACACCCATATCAAGAAGCACAAGTTTTCGCTTGGAGACTATTACAGAAAGCACCACCCTAAGAAAAATCTTTTAACTGGGACTCTGTTAGCTTTTAAAGATAAAGAATCTTATTTTGATAAAGACTTTGACAATAGAGAGCAGCTTTTAAGGTGGTGCGAAATAGAATCGCCAGAGGTTGTTAAGGAATATATTAAAAAAATGCTTGCGAATAGAGTCAAGAACAAAGAGTTGAGCTACGCTCCATTTCATTTAGAGCTTGAGACTAGTGAAATGCCTTCGATTGATATATACAAGAAACACTTTGGTTCATATTCTAAAGTCTGCGATGAAATTGCAGTAAACCCAATGTTCAGAAGAAGCTTGCCTAAAAAATTCTATGAAGATTTTTCTGAGGTTAATATTTTTGTAGATACAAGAGAACAGCAACCATTAAGTTTTAAAAACCAAAGAAATGTTAAGTTGGACTTCGGAGATTACACGGCAAGTGGGGCGCACTATACAAAAGCTTTTGTAGATCGAAAGTCCGAATCTGATTTTAAAGGAACTCTTGTTGGAGAAAATTTAGAAAGATTTAGGCGCGAAATACAAAGGTGCAAAGAAATGGAGTCTTACTTGTATGTCGTCGTTGAGTCTTCCCTTGAGCGGATAAAAAACAACAACGACTTTACTCCTCATAAGGCAAATCTTAAATTTATTTATCATAACATGAGATTGTTGCAACATGAGTTTGCGGGCTATTGCCAATTTATATTTTCTGGCAACAGGGCAAACAGCGAAACTTTAATTCCTAAATTAGTTGCGATGGGAAGCGTTCTTTGGGACGTAGACATTCAATACTTTTTAGACAAGGATCAATCATGGCTTGGATCGAAGGAAATCAAAAAAGAAAAGCATATTTTCGCAAAGTAAACGAAGAAATATTGTCTAAGAAAGGGTTCTTAGAAGAGAGGGAGGCGAAAATTCTACTCTACAAGTTTCTTCGAAGCAACATCTCATTCTCTTCTGAGATGATTTGCGGTGTTAAGCTTTTCCCATTTCAGCATTTGGCTATTAAAACAATGTTTGAGACAGACTATTCTATGATGGTCTGGAGCCGTGGATTATCCAAGAGCTTTACTTGCGCTGTTTTTGCATCGCTTGACGCAATATTAAACCAAGGTGTTCACGTTGGCATTGTAAGTAAAACGTTCCGTCAGGCAAAAATGATTTTCAAAAAAATTGAAGAAATTGCCGAAAAGCCGCAAGCGGTATTTTTAAAACAGTGCATCACCAAAGTTACAAAAAGCTCAGATGAATGGACGATGGAAATAGGCAGAAGTAAAATTACGTGCTTGCCTCTTGGAGATGGCGAAAAGCTTCGTGGCTTTCGCTTTCACAGAATGATGATTGACGAATTCTTGCTAATGCCAGAAAGAATCTTTAATGAGGTTATTATTCCGTTCTTATCTGTTGTGCAGAACCCAACAGAGAGAAAGCAAGTTTATGATTTAGAGACGGAACTAATCAAGAGAGGAGAAATGACAGAAGAGGATAGGTTTAAATGGCCCAATAACAAAATTATTGTTCTGTCGTCTGCGTCTTATCAGTTTGAATATATGTACAAGCTTTACAAGCAGTACGAAAACTTAATAATTACTCCAGAAAAAGATGGCAAAGGAAACTCAACAAGAGCAGTTCTTCACTTTTCATATGACGTTGCTCCTCATGGTTTGTATGACGAAAGTTTGTTGACTCAAGCAAAGTCAACAATGTCGGAATCGCAATTTAAGCGCGAGTTCGGCTCTCAGTTTGTAGATGATTCTTCTGGTTACTTCAAACTCAGCAAGATGCACGAATGCACAATCAAAGCTGGCGAAGGGCAATGCATTGAACTGGCAGGTGAAAAGAACGCCGAATACATTTTAAGCTTCGACCCATCTTGGGCCGAAACAGATTCTTCTGACGACTTTGCAATGAATTTGATCAAGCTAGATAAAGGCAGCAGAAAGGGAATTTTAGTTCATAACTATGCAGTTTCAGGAACTAACTTACGAAAACATATAGAATATCTACATTATCTTTTGACCAACTTCAATGTTGTTGCGATGTGCGGCGACTACAACGGCGGATTGCAATTTATAAACGCTGCTAATGAAAGCGATTTGTTTAAAGAAGCAAAACTTAACATAAAAATCTTCGAAGGTGATTTTGATTCACCGGAAACTTATCAAGACGAGATGCGAAAAGCTAGAAACTCTTACAACAAGAGCACAAATAAAATTTGCTATCTGCGAGTTCCTACGAGTGGCTGGATAAGATACGCCAATGAATTGCTTCAGTCTAATTTTGACCACAGAAAAATCTTATTTGCCGCAGAAGCTATCGATAATGACTTTACTGCTCAAAAATCTAAATCTATACCAATTAAAAATTTAAAATTCTTTAGAGATCAAGAAGATGGGCAGGGAGCGGAAGCTAAAATGGTAGATTTTGTAGATCACCAAGCTGATCTTATTGAGCTTGTAAAGGCTCAATGCTCTTTGATTATGCCGACAACGACTGCCAATGGGCATCAAAGTTTCGACTTGCCAGTAGAGCTTAAAAAACAAAGTGGCGCAGAGAAAACAAGAAAAGACTCTTACTCTTGCCTAGTTTTAGGCAATTGGATGACTAAAATATATCTTGATATGATGGAAACTAAGGTTGAATCTGTTCAAAGTACTTTTACCCCATTTTTCGCT